CGGCATAGATTTGGGTGCTTCGCAGATTGGAATGTCCCATCATCTTGGCAACGCTTTCCATTGATATGCCCGAAGTAACCATGTTTACTCCGAATGTATGTCTTGCAACATGTGCGGTAAGGTTCTCATTTATACCTAAAGCCACACCGAGTGAATGAAATTCAAACCACATGGAATCACGTGAAGAAAGAGGGAAAACAGGTTTGCTATCATCCGCTGTATTGTATAGCGACATTATTTGTTCAGCTATCGGATGCAAGGGAATGAACGCTTCGTTGTTGGTCTTTGCTCTTTTCTCACGGATGTATTTTCTACCGTCTGCCGTCATCCCGATATGGTGTGGATACAGGTTACGTAAATCGACATAAGCCAAACCTGTAAGGCTGGAGAAAACAAACATTCTTCGTGCCAACTCCAAAGCCTTATCCTCCATAGGAGTCTCCATAATGAGCAGCAAGTCATTTCTGAATATATGTCTACGCTTTGGTGAGCCTTTCTTTTCATATCCGACATCTTCCAATGGATTGAATTTCAGCAGACCTCTGTCAACAGCGATATAAACCAAGCGTTGCAGCCAACAAAGATTATGGTTCGTATTGGATGCACTATACCCTTTGCCAATCAAGAACAACTTATAAGATTTGCCAAATTCCTCAGTCAAATCTTCAAATGCAATGTCATTCATTCCTCGTAACCCGATGAACTCTCGCAAGTTGAGCTGCGATGTCTTAGATTGGCGATAAGAAGATGTTGAGTTAATACGGATGGAGCGCAGCCTAAGGCGTTCACGCTCCTCCTCGCCAGTGGCAAGCAATGTCATCGGGATAGTATTTGCATCAACAATAACATTCTTCAGAATCTCGGTGGTAACGATGCCCTTTTCCTTTGTTGCCTGCTCGTAGGCTTCGTCAATTCTTAGTCTGAACGCTTGCAGTTGTCCGTTCACTCTTGCATTCTTGGCTTCACCTTTTTTCGTGTCCCATTCTTCGGGAGCACAGTAAAGACCTGTTGCTATGGCTGACACTTTGCCATCAATCGTGATACGGCAAAATATAGATGTGGTTCCGTCTGCCTTTACTCTGCCACGGTTGATATAATAAAACTGCTTGTATGTACTTCTCATTTTTATGTTCCTTTCTTATTTTGTGATAATATTACAGGACAAACTTGAAGTCCTTGTTGGCTTCGATGAACTTGTCCATATCCTCAAATAGCTTTTTCGGGGTGACACGTGCATAGATTTGCGTGGTCTGAATGTTGTTGTGACCAAGCATTCTGCTGATAGTCTCTATCGGAACACCTTCTTCGAGCGTAACGAGCGATGCGAAACTGTGCCGTCCAACATGATAGACCAAATCCATACTTATGCCAGATAGTACTCGGAGACTTTTCATGTTACCTCTCAGCACTCGAAATTCCTGTGGCGGTAAAAGAGTAGGTCTTGTCGGGTCTTTGTATTTCTCCAACATGGCAAGCGCCTCTGGCAGTAACTTCACACGTGCAAGCATCTTGTTCTTCTTTCTGTGGTATTTCAGCCAAAGGCTGCCCTCCTCATCACGAAAGAGGTTTTCTTCCGTGATGGAAACCGTATCGGCATAAGCCGTGCCTGTATAGCAGGCGAAAAGAAAAAGGTCACGGGTCAAAGCCAACGATTTTCTTCGCTCTGGTATTTCGAGGTCACGAATTTTCAGGAAGTCCTCACGTGTCAATGCCTTTGGTGGATTCTCTTTCTTTTGAGGTAGCTTGAAGTGCATGAAATGATAACGCTCGGAGTGTCCTGCCTTGAAAGCTATTCGGCATGTCTTCTTCAATATGGCGAGATAGTGGCGGACTGTATCAAGTGCAAGACCTCTCTCGTCCAAGCAAAAGTCCATGTACTCACGGATAAACTGCTCGTCAAGCTCACCGAATGCCACATCGTCAGTTCCATAACGCTTCTTGACGAACAATACCAATGTCAGGCGAGTGTACTGGTAGTTTGGAAGCGTGCCTTTCTTGTAGTCGATGCCGATTCTTGACTCAATGTCCGCAATGATGGCGTCAAGCTGCTTCAACAAGGTCATCTGAGTGTCTGCACTGCATTGAAACAGATCCTTTATCGCCTTTGCGTCAAAATCCGTCTTGCGCTCCACAAGTGACTCGTAGGCTGAGTTTATTGCCAGCAACAGCTTGTCAATCTTGGCGTTCACTTCCACAGCCTCCTTGCTCTTGCCGTCAAGTCTGCTCTCACGTGGATTCCATAACTTTGGCGTACATGACAACTTGCAACCGAACTGCGCCATTGTTCGGTTGAGGGTGATGCGTCCCATGATGGGAGCCTTACCGTTCTTGTCCAATCCGCTCTTTTTAAGGTAGAGCAGCACCTTGAATTTTTCAACTTTCATCTGCTTACTTTTTTAGTTTGCAAAAATAATCAATCAGTAAGCATTCTCCGTCATTGAAAGTTGTGCAGAACAGTGCAACAAACACTGGTGACAAACTATTTGTTTTTCACCTCGTTAGCAGTGTTGGTTTCGGTAACTGACCGCTAACGGTTTGGTAACTGAAATAACTCAATATCCTGCTCGGCTTTGCTTTGCAGCCAATTGGCAGAATTATGAAATATTGCTCATTCTCAACCACTTGCAGTTCATTTCTCTCATCTTCACTTTCCGTTGCTTTTGCTTAAATTGTGCACTGGGGAAGGCACACGTTCGCCACGATGGAGCTGACCATGGGCGCAGACCTATACACTACAAGCAAACTTCTCGGTCATACGGAGGTGCGCACGACACAAATTTACGCAAAAATCATCAACAAGAAAAAGGACGAGGCTGTTTCTCTGTTGGACAGTGCGTTCGAATAATAAAAATGGAACATAATAATACATCAAACAACCAAGGACGAGAAGACTCCTCGTTCTCTCTTTTTACCCCAATGCAATGAATGCACCTTCGCTAACGGTGTAGGTGGCATTTGTGGTACCAACAAATTGTGGCTGTTCTTCAAGGAAGCCCATGAGTGCTATCAGACGGAAGTCATAGGATGCGGTAAACTGTATCACCGCTACAAAAAGGACTTTCTCAACAGCCATTCCTATACGGACTGCCAGTATGCGGCAGGAAAGAACGAGCACAAGAAGAACTTCTACATCATGGAGGAGTTTCTTGAAGAACGTGAGGATTTGGTAGTCATATTCTTTACCAAAGTGGATTTCGAGTATCATGACTACAAGGCTCTTCATCACAAGTTCAACACCACGGAGCCGCCTCCAAATGGTCAGTATCTCCATGGTAAACCACCGTCAATATTACAAACAGCACAAGAAACCAAACCGAAACAGGACTTTCAATGTTACTTTGATTCTACTCAGTTGAACCTCATTGCGCGCCATGCCAATGAGGTTCATTTGTTCTCAGCCGATGTGTCGGAAGAGGATATGCGAAAACTCTTCTCGTGCCAAGTTTGCAAGCAGCTAAAGGCGAGAAGTAACAGACGTGTGGCATTCTTCTTTGACATGCTCTGCAGCAAGAACTTGATTTGCAAGCAATGGCAATCGGTCATTGCCAAGCATAAACTCATCCTGTCTTCATCAACAGACAAGCCACTTACAACAACCAAGCTGTCCTCAGCAACCAGTGATGCCAAAAGTACCAACGCCAGTATCTATGAGGCTATCCGCAAGAAAGTGCAAGAAATAGCAGAATGCGGTAAAAATGATAGCAAGGACACCATCTGACAGATGAAAACCTTGACAGTTGGCTTGATAGTCGGTTGACAGTCAAGCGCCCTTCCATCCGATTGGGCAGAAATGCCCTTACCTTTGCCCTCCGTAATCAGAAACCTGGTTATGGAGGGCGACCTCGTTATGTGTAACGATAAATAAAATTACGACAATGATTGGACAGACAACAAATCAGGCAAACAATCCGCCAAAGGATGGTGCGATACTACCGCCAACGATAGACGTGGATAAACACGAGTTGACAGAACAAGAACTGGCAGACATGACACCAATGAGACTTGCCGAGCGCATTCAACAGATGGAAGAAGCATTCAAGCTGCTTGGACCAGTGGAGGATGTGCTGAACCGCATCAAGTGCTTGGAGAAATGGCTCTTTGCAGGAAAAGACGTGCTCACCCTTGACGAGGCAAGCGTATTCCTTGACGCTTCAAAGAGTCAGCTTTACAAACTGACACGTACCTTTGCCATTCCCCATTACAAGCCAAACGGCAAGACCATCTATTTCAGCAAGGAAGAACTGGTGGAATGGATCAAGAAGCACCCTGTGAAAACAAAAGACGTGTATGAGCAGGATGCCATACGCTATGTGATGAACAAACCCTTGAAGAGCAGATGACGATGGAAGACATGAACGACATGAGCCTCTTTGAAGGCGCAGCGGACAATGCTGATTTGTTGGAAAAGTTGCTGAAGGCATCGCTTATCCATGCGGATGAGACCTACCAGACACCGCCACAGATAATATGGGTGGACAACTCGACCATAGCCACGCTTGGCAACTTCAGTGCCTCCACAGGCAAGGCGAAGAGCCGAAAGACGTTCAACGTGTCCGCTTTGGTTGCTGCCTCGCTTGCTAACGGAAAGGTGCTGCAATATACGGCAAAACTACCCGATGACAAGCGTAAGATACTCTACGTTGATACGGAGCAGAGCCGTTTCCACTGTCACAGCGTGATGCAGCGCATCCTCCGGCTTGCAGGATTGCCCGACAACATGAACAGTGAGAACCTTGTGTTCTTCGGACTGCGAGAGTACAGTCCCAACCTCAGACTGCGACTGATAGAATATGCCTTGCAGACGCAAAAGGGCTTTGGCTTGGTCATCATTGACGGCATAAGGGACTTGATGCTCGACATCAACAATCCGAGCGAGTCCGTCCATATCATCAACAAACTGATGCAGTGGTCAAGCCGCTATGACCTGCACATCCATTGCGTCTTGCACCTGAATAAGGGTGATGACAATGTAAGAGGTCACATTGGCACGGAACTCAGCAACAAGGCAGAGACGGTACTGGTGATAAGTAAGAGCAATTCGATGGCGAATGTGAGTGAAGTGAAACCGCTCAACATCCGAGACAAGGACTTTGTCCCTTTTGCGTTTCAAATAAATAAGGAGGGATTGCCAGAGATTGCCAAAGACTATGTGGTTGACTCTACCACAGCCAAACAGCCTAAGATGACAATAGCCGACATTACCGATGAGCAGCATGACAAGGCACTTGGAATGGCTTTCGGCAAGAAAGTGGTGTCAGGTTATGAGAATGTGATAAACGCATTGACGAAAGGATATACAACTATTGGTTTTGCCAGAGGTAGAACAGTGATGTCAAAGTTGCTGACCTTCCTATTGAAGAGCAAACTGGTGGTGAAGTGTGGCAATAACGAGTATTGCAGAATGAAGGATTATCCTTCGCTTCCGCTGCTTGAAGAGCAGGAGGTGAAGAAGTGAGGATGAAGCGAAAATCACTTCAAAAACCACTTCATTCACCTCGGTGTATATATAATAGTAGAACGGACGGATTTTGTGAAGTGGCATCATATTTAACTACAAAATGACTTCACAAAACCGTTCATTCACTCTGGTGTATATATAATAAGCGCACGAATGAACAAAAAATGAATGAAAGATGAACATACAACAAGCAAAGGAAATCAAACTCACGGACTATCTGAGCGCATTGGGACATCAGCCCAAACGATGCAGCAAGTCCACATCTTATTATCTGTCGCCATTGCATGCGGAGACAAAGCCATCGTTCAAGGTGAACTTCAGCCGAAACCAATGGTATGACTTTGCTCTTGGCAAGGGTGGCAACATCATTGCTCTTGCCCAACTTCTCTACAATACGGATGATGTGGGTGCTGCATTGCAGCATATAACAGCGGACATGAACAACCCAAAGTCCACAAAGGCAAAACCTCCCATACCGACACAAGTAGAGACAAACAAAATGGACAAGGTACATATCCAAGACTTGTCCTACCCTGTGCTTATGTCGTATCTGCGTTCACGCCATGTGGATGCGGACATGGGTAAACGCTATTGCAAGGAGATCTGGTACACGTTTAAGGGCAAGCGGTATTTTGGCATAGCCTTTCCAAATAACCGGGATGGGTATGAACTGCGTAACCCATATTATAAAGGTTGTTTGGGCGAGAAAGACATATCCTTGATACATTCACAGCAAGTTGGAGTGCAGGACAGATGCTGCATCTTCGAGGGGTTTATGGACTTTCTTTCGTACAAGACTTTGGAAAAGCGAGGCGACAATGTGATTTGCATACAAGAGCCATGTGATTATATTTTACTGAACTCCATCAGTAGCCTTGGGAAATGCATGGAACGATTGGCGTGTTACACTGCTATCCATTGTTATCTTGATAATGACCAAGCAGGAACGGTGGCTGCCCATACAATCATGGACTGTTATCAAAACAGGGCAATCAACGAATCCATAAGATATGCAGAATACAAGGATGTCAATGATTATCTTATCGGCAGAAAATCCATTATTCCGCATAAAGAGGATGTATAAAACGATAATTTTCTACGGAGAAAGTCAATATTCTCCGTAGAAAACTATATTTTGCGTGATTTTTGCGTAGATTTCCGTACAAACATACTACATTTTTGAAAATATGTAGTAACTTTGTACAGAATTAAAGATGCAAATCATGGAAAAGCGTATGACAAATCCAAAATCTGAAGGCTATATCTCTGCAAAAGATATGGCAGGAAGAGCTGCATACTATAAAGTATTGCAAGCCGCCAAGAATGGCGAACTCACCAGAATAAAAAGAGGTGTGTATGCAACCGATGACCATTTGGCAAGTCAAATGCTTGATGTGGAAAAGGTTGTTCCTGGTGGTGTGTTGTGTCTGTATTCCGCTTGGTCACATTATCAGTTGACTACACAGGTACCACAAGAATATTGTCTTGCAATAAAAAGAGGCCGAAAAATCACCCTTCCAGATTATCCCCCAATTACACTATACCATTGGAGTGATACCGCCTTTAACCTTGGAATTACGAATACAGAGATTGAGGGTTTCAAGGTGAGGATATATGACGTGGAGAAATGTGTCTGTGATGCAGTAAAGTATAGAAACAAAATCGGCATAGATGTCTGTACGGAGATTATAAAGGAATATCTGAAACGCAGAGATCGTAATGTCAGCAAACTGATGAAATATGCCTCACAACTGAGAGTTGCCAAAACATTGGGAACATATCTACAAATGGAACTATAAAATAATAAATATGACAACGAAGAATTATGCTCGCTCGGTAAGAGCGAAACTGCTTAATATATCGAAAGAAGAGAATGTCTTCTACCAATCGATATTGACACGATACTTTCAGGAGCGTCTGTTGTACCGTCTGTCGGTAAGTCCATACAAAGAACGCTTTATATTGAAAGGTGGTGCATTACTGTATGCCCATGAGCATTTGAAAGCAAGACCAACATTGGACATAGATTTCCTTGGTCAACAGATTAGCCGTGAGTTGGACAATATCAAGGAGACATTCAGAAATTTATGCGACATAGAATGTCCGGAAGACGGAGTTGTCTTTGAAAAGGACAGCATTAGCGTAGAAGAAATCACTCTCAAAAAAGAATATAATGGTGTGCGAGTGCATGTCAAGGTAGGACTTGACACGGCAAGCCAAGTTATTTCCATGGATGTAGGCTTTGGCGACATCATAACTCCTGCACCCGTTGACCTTTCTTATCCGGTGTTGCTGGACACATTACCAGAAGTTGACATCTTGGCTTACTCTTTAGAGACCGTGGTGGCTGAAAAGTATCAGGCAATGATAGACCATGCGACAGAGAACAGCCGCATGAAAGACTTCTTTGATGTGTACAGAATACTAAAAGCAGGAAATATTGACTTGGACACATTGCAAGAAGCCATCACAGCCACGTTTGAGAATAGAGGCACCGCCATCTCTACGGAATATAGCCTTTTCGAGGATTCTTTTGCGACAGATGCCAAACGAAATATTATGTGGAATAGTTATTTGAAGAAAATCAAATTCAAGGAGCCACTAACCTTCCAAGAAGTTTGGACATATATCACACAGGAACTGAAACAATACATGGAAAAATAACAGTTCACCAAGAATTTGCCAAGCTCTCCGTTTCGGAGGGCTTTTTTTATGCCCTTTTCATAAGCAAAGATTATAAGGATGTAAACGATTGTCTAATAGGGAGAAAGAAAGCATGAGGGAAGCAAAAGTGGAATATGACGATATAGCGGATATACACTGGTGGATGGTGGATCATATTCACTATCTGCCAGCCATGATATATGCTGTATTGTTGATAGATATAGTATCAATCGTTGTCATCATCAAACATAGCAAGGGGCTGGAGCAAGACGAGGTATTGGAACGATTGAAGATAGGATGCAGTGTGGCAGTGTTCCTGCTTGGGATGCTGTTGGTGTATTATATAGCATATCTGTTTTGGTAAGGTGATATGGGAAAGTTTGAAAAACGATAGTTTTCTACGGAGAATATTCATTTTCTCCGCAGAAAACTGTTGTATTGAATTTGGATGTTCAGAAGCAATGAAGCAGGAATCCCCATAACTGATTCTATCTGTAAAGCCATTTCTGTGGATAGTTGTCTTTTCCCAGAAATTGTTTCATTTAAAGCTATCAATTCGATATTAGCTTTTTCTGACAATTGCTCTACAGACAGTCCCGACGCAACAAGCTCGTCGTTTATCAGTTCTCCAACATGAGTGGGCACATAGGGAATGGCGTTTGAAAAATCATATGTAGCCATAATAAAGTACGATCATTAATTATCAACTCTAATATCATTATGAATATTGATATCGTTGTGTACATATCCTCTTTGTTCTAGTAAATCGAGACATTCGGTATATATAGTGCCACGATGTCTAGGGTCTTTTATTGTCACAACGACAACAACGTCTTGCGAAAGTACTTCTCCGTCTCTCTCCAAAGCTTGTACAGCTGCATCACGGTAGAGTCCAGTGAGTTTCAGTGCCCATTTTCTGTTTTCTCCCAATGCCTTTCTCCTGTTAGTGTCAGTCATCTTGGAAAGATCAACATAATACTTCTTGATAGGTTGATATTTATCTCCCTGTTCAATCAGCATACGTTCTTCTGCGAACTCCTTTTTGAAAGCTTTTGAGCTATAAATCGATGCATTGAGTACATTAACGGCATCTTTTGATGTTCTTGACTCATTGCGCATCATACCTTCGCCCAATTGAACATGTTCAACATGGTCATAAGTTTCCAATAGAACATCCACTTGACTTTGGCAATACTCACAACCTTGCCCCGCATTAATTACAGGATTCACAGCCATTGACAATGTAATTTCACCGATGAAATAACCGTTTTCAACCAAACTTTGTGGGTATGGAAAATCCAAAGAAACAATATTTGTTCCTTTCTGTAAAGTCTGATGAAAAACCATAGTGCACTCATCAGCATCGTTGTTAAGCATATCTGTAATAACAGATGGCAAACCGAACCCCATTTCCCTGCGAAGTTCTTCTGGCGTTTTCGATAAACCTACAGGGTAATCAGAGTTGTGAACAAGCAATGCTTTCAAAAGCAAGGGATTGCATTCACCTCCAATCATCTGATTAAGATTAGCAGCCAAAGCTGTAATTCGCGGAGTAGAAAAACTAGTTCCACTCCAGCGGCAAAACTGTCTTCCCCATTCTGAAAACAGGGACAGATGTGTATCCATATTGCCGCCATAGTGCACCAAATCTGGCTTTACTGCATTTTCAACACCAGGACCAATGCGAGAAAAAGGACTTCTGTCATTTTCTTTAGCATCATTATTGGTAGTTTTCTTATGAGCTATAGATCCTACAACGAGACTAAGCAAAGAATCGGCGCCATCAGTAATTCTTTGATTTTCTGCTCTTGGATCAACATTACCTGCAGATTTGCAAATCAAGATTCTGTTGTCTTTCTGCAAGCTGTCCAATGCGATGCCCAAGTCGGAATATCTGTCATTATCTATCGTTTTTGTTGTACCTTGCGAGAGATTCCAGATTTTTATATCTGGATGTTTAGCGATAGCATTTTGAATGTTGGCTACCAACTCGTTTTCGTATATTTGGGTTCTGTCTGTATTGACAATACAACTCTTTATTTTACAAGGTCCACATTTCGTCAAATCTTTATTTTCAAGAAAATCACCATAGTTGATGACACTTGCAACAGCAGTTCCATGACTTCTGTTTATGTCTTCATCTTCCAAATCAGCGATATTATCTTCATCATCAATCATCCAAGGACGCAGGTAATCATTATCGCCAACACCAGAATCCAACAAGCCTACCACAGGATATGTTGCGCCTTCCAATGGTGTCATCACTTCGATGCTGGAGTTGTCTTCGTCTGGGGCAGTTTCAAATTCTATTGTAGGCATTTTTCTAACCGCCAAGACACAATCCATGGATGCAATAGCCTGAAGTGCTTCCTCTGACACATGTTCCAAGGAAAACAAGCGTAAGCTACTAGCATAATTCAGCTCTTCTAATTCAACTCCAAATTCCTTGCATTTTATACTCAAAGCAATACGAGAACGATGATTGTACTCACTATTCAGATAATCAACCAACTGCAGTTTGAGACGGTCATTTTCTTGAATGCTATCATCAACAACAGCCTTGTATCGAGAAATGTTTTCTATTGCAGACAAACCAATCTTTTTGTCTTTCGGCAGATTGGCTGTATTTACCACCTTAAAACCTCGCTCCATTTTCTTCAAATCATTGGCGGTATCAATCTTTACCAAGATTTTACCTACCGATGTGACTCCTAGGACATTTCGTTTAGAGTTTACATCCATCATTTTTCGCACTGCTGGACGATGAGATTTAGCTGTTGCTTTTTTGTTCAGTGTAATCTCTGTAAGCACAGGCATCGTTCTATTTGCATCAGAGAATAATTCTGAGAACAACTCCAATTGATCGTAAACCCTTTCTGCATTAACGGAAATAGCAGTATCATTAACCCACTTTGGTAATTCACTGCCACCACCAGCTTCCGTCAAGAAATTGTCTGTTTCTCCCCTAAAAGATACATTTTGTATAGGATATTCTTTTGCCATAATTCACTATTTTTTAGATAATACATTTCTGACCAATCTTGCACTAATATTTAGTTTTTGTACAATCTTGGCTTGACTAACTCCGTTTGTGTTAAGGAACATGATGAGTTTATCTTGTGCTTCGTCTTTTCCTTCGAACTCAAAGATAGTAACAAGTAAGTCCTCATATTCAATAGCTTTGCTTCCATTGATAACGCCCTTCACTTTTAGTTTGTTAAATATCGTAGAGATGTCAGAGGGAGACATTTTTTTTGTTAAGTCACAAACCGTTTTCATCTTTTGTCCATCCTCTACAAAAGGACAATTGAACCCAGATGTTAAGTCCAAAATTATTTTTTTTCTTGCTTCGTCATCAGGCATTCCGACTTCAATTTTTGTTGTGAAGCGTCTCCAAACGGCCTTGTCTAACAATTCGGGATGGTTTGTTGCTGCAATCAGAACGCAAGAAGTTGGCATGGAGTCAATGTTTTGAAGCAAGCTGTTGATGACACGCTTCAGTTCTCCCAGCTCGTGATTGTCGTCACGTGCCTTGGCTATAGCATCAAATTCGTCAAGAAACAAGATGCATGGCATGCTACTAGCATAGCTGAATATTTTTCTTAAGTTCTTTGCTGTACTACCAAGAAGTGATGAAACAATTCCATCCAATCTTGCTACCACCAATGGTAAATTGGTGTTTTCACTGACATAGTGAGCTATAGAGGTCTTACCACAACCAGGTGCTCCGTAAAGAAGCATGGACTTAGGCATATTAACCCCTGCCTGTTCCAGTTCGTCACTGTGCCTCACCAACTCAATGAATTCACCTACTTGCCTTCCGACATTATCAGAAAGGACAATATTGGTACGTGTTGAGTCTTCGGGAATTACTTCTACTATTTGCAATTTGCTGTCCGAATCTAAAGGTAACATACGCATGGCATCAGCTGTTGCAGAACTTCTTGTGTTAGAGTTTTGAATTTGCTCTTTGATGCAACGAGCCAATTGAATGTCGCCCTCGGCTTCAAGACGAGTAGCTAAACGATTGGAGTAACTTATGATTTTTCTCCTATCGTTATTCAATCCTCCTTCTATAATTCTTAATATATCTGATGACATATGGCTTGTTATACATGTTATTATTATTTTTTGAATACAAAAGTAATAAAATAAAATCCAATGCGGCAAACATATTGAAACATTAACTCATTTTTAACACTAAACGTACATAAAATCAAAATATCTGTACGAATACCTCTGTTTTATGTTATATTACGTATTAAACAAGTACATATTACAAGATTTAAACAGATAAGGTATTCTATACTTAAAAACATCCGTCTAAGTATAAGGAAGAAATATGCGAAAACTAACAGAAGAAGCTGATTAAAGTATGATTGAGAGTATGATATATGATTATAATTTGAATATATCTTAAACTTTGATGGTCATACTTTACAAAATTCTTTTATGTCGGATTTTACTCTTTACTTTGCACTCGCAACTGGCACTTTTGCCACTGCATAGAGTATAAATCATCAATAAAACAAAGTATTATATGAGTCCATTTTTGATATTCGCCATCAGCCTTACCATTGCATACGCTATTTACTATGCGGTGATGATAACAAGAGACCTGTATGGTAAGAAGGAAGAAGCCAAAAGCAATGAGGAAGTGTTTGACATCAGCAACATAACGGAAGAGGAAGCTGCTGTAGCCATCAACGAAAGCGATGGTGGCTTTAGCGTTGCCGACAAGCAATACGACACGAGTTTCCAAGACGGCACATCATACGATGAGGGCTATGGCATGGGAACAGAGAACAACGGAATGAGTGGTTATTCTCCAGAAACGGATTCTTCCGGCAGAGAAGATGATGTTGATGAAGACGAAGGAAATAATGTCAACCAACAGAAGCCGAAGAACGCAGCCGAGTCGTTGCAGGAAAAGATGGATGGGCAGATGGAGTCCACTTCTCCCATATGGATAGACGGACTATGGCAGGACGACTTCACGGAGAGCCTATTGAAACAAGGCGAGACAAAGCCAGGACAACCAAACATCAAAACAATACCAGTCAAGGATGAAATTTAGCCATATCATAAAGAATGTAGTAAGTTCCTTTGTCTTTGCGCTGCTCCCCCTGTCAGCATCAGCCAAATGCGGTAATGTGGACTATAGCTGGGGAGCAGACGCACTGGCAGGGATGCACGACTATGTGGTGACGATGATGCTGTATGTGCTGTATCTGACATACGCTGTCGCTGCTGTGATGGTGATTATATCCGCTTTGCAGATATACATCAAGATGAACACAGGGGAAGATGGAGTTACCAAGTCCATACTGACGCTGATAGGAGCCTGTCTGTTTATGATAGGCGCATCCATCCTGTTCCCAGCATTCTTTGGTTACCAGATTTAAGACTCAACTGCAGAAGAGTATATCATGTGAAAGCGACAACACCTTTCTATATAATTATAATAAGGTGTTTCCAAACGAATCATTAACAAGTAAAACAAGAAAGAATGTTTAAGAAAACAACGAACTATTTGAAGAAGACCGCCAAGAGCGTTCTCTCTTCAGGACGCTTGAAGACATTGGCATTGATGCTCCTTGTGGGCGGTGGCATTGCCATGGCGCAAAACTCGGCAGGTGACTACACTGCAGGAACCACTGCCTTGACAACTGTGACAGAGGAAATCAATTTGGGGGTAAATCCAACTAAATATAATACTTGCATAAATCATACTTATCGAACAATAACACTTCATACACAATGAATTACGGCGTAAAAGTGAATTATAATAATACTTAATCGGTTTGCATAAAGTTTGATTTCTGTGGGAACATTTGTGGGAACCATATTATCTTTGCATTGAAAAAGGGTAATATTACCCCAGTTTTGAACATTCATAAATTTGTTTTTGAGATGAAGATTATACCGTATTTTCGCAAGAGTAATTCTGCCGTTTATGTAAGGTTGAGAGACGGAAAGGACGTTGATTACAAAATATCAACAAACTTGTATATCGACCCTATCCATTATGACGCATCCGTGCCTGGCTATTCAAAAGAAAGCAATGTACCTCAAGATGTGAAGGACAAGTTCAACAGACAACTCGCAGACATTCTTCTTTTGGTCGGCAAAGAATATCACACAGGCTGTACACTTGACTTCCTACACCATATTGTAGATAACTATTTCAATCCCGACAAGCAGGGAAAGGAGCATGAGGACATTGACAACACCAAGACTGGTTTCTTTGACAGAGCCGAGCAGTATTTGAGAGAGGTAAAGAATGGAGCGGAAAGCAAAGGTGCTATCACATCCATATTCCGTAGACTTCACCGCTATGAGGCATGGCAAAAGGAAATGGAAGGTCGTAAGGAATTTGTTCTTCGTATCGAGAATTTTGGAGCGGACGAGTTAGAGCGCTTCATGAAGTATATCACTGAGGAATACACATACTTCGCCAACAATCCCGACTTCTTCAGCCGATTTGAGATTTACCGCAATACAATGAAGCCATCATCTGCCAATTCCGCCTTTAGTGGAGGAACAAGGTTAAAGGCGTTCTTGAACTGGTGTGTGAAGAAAGGCTACACCACCGACACCTCATTTCGCACGGTCAAGGTGGACAAGCATGTGTACGGCATCCCTTACTACCTCACCATTGAGGAACGTGACCAAGTGCTGCACAGAGACCTCTCAATCAGTCCACGTATCGAACTGGCAAGGGATATGTTTGTGTTCCACTGTCTTGTTGGTTGTCGTGTTGGCGATTTGTTCGCTTTAACAAGAGACAATGTCGTTGGGGATTTCTTGGAATACATACCGAGCAAGAACCTCAACAAAGGCAAGACAGAGGTAGTCCGTGTTCCCCTATGCGGCAAGGCATTGAATATACTGGCTAAGTACGAGAAGTATAGTCCGAGAATGTTCCCTTTGTTGGATGAGCATTTCTACAACTTGGCTATCCAGTTTGTTCTTGAACTCTCTGGTGTCAACCGCATGGTGCCAGTTCTCAATCCGCTAACACGGCAAGAGGAAATGAAGCCTTTGTATGAGGTGGCTACAAGCCATGTCGCACGAAGGACCTTTATAGCGAACATCTACAAGCATGTCAAAGACCAGGCGTTGGTGGCTTCGCTCACAGGACATGCTCCTAACAGCCGAGCATTCGCCCGATACCGCACCATAGACGATGACATGAAACGTGAAATTATCAACCTTATAAAGTGACAATTATGAACGTAACCGCTTTTATACGCAAGACATCAGCCAAAGAGAAGGCTACAATATATTTCCGTGTCCGTGACGAGAAATGTGACATCAAGTGTGCGAGCGAACTGACCATCAATCCCAACCATTGGGATTCCAAGCGTCAGAGTTACAAACAGCGCATAGCTTTGGTAAAGGATAGCGAGAGACTGCAGCTTAATGATGCCATTCTTGACTTGAAGAGACTCATATCAAAAGAATACTATATAGGGGCAACCGCAGAATGGCTGAAACGTGTGATATTCGTCTTCCATCATCCCAATGCCTACAAGTTAAAAGACAACCAATGCCAGGAGACAAGGTTGTCGGTGCTTGTGGAGCAATACATTCAGGCAAAAGGCTTTGAGAAAAGACAGGCATCCGTAATACGTGCCAATATCGGGAAGATAGAACGCTTCGAACAATACCAGAAGACCGTGAAGAAACGCACCGACTATGTAATGGGCATTGACAATACTACAGCAGAAGATTTGGAAGACTTCTACCAGTTCTTGGTGCATGAGCATGAGTATGTCAAGTTATACCCATATCTGTACAGAAATGCGGCAAAGTCTGTGACGCAAGCCGTGCGTTCAGACAACACGCTGCACTCCAACTTCGCACGCCTGCGGACAGTCTTCATGTGGTGCATACATCGTGGCATCACCACCAACAATCCGTTTCTACAGTTTGAAATGCCGAAAGCCGTATATGGAACTCCTTGGTATATCAGCATAGAGGAGCGTGATTGTCTTTACGAACTTGACCTTTCGGACAATCCGCACTTGGCTACGTTCCGAGATATGTTCGTCTTCCAGTGCTTCCTCGGTTGCCGTTTTGGTGACCTGCTCAACCTCAAAAAGGAGAATGTCATAGACGGTGTGGTGGAATATCTTCCGCAGAAGACCAAGAATCATGACGGAAGAACCGTCCGTGTTCCTCTTGCAGAGAAAGCTCTCGCTATCTATGACAGATACAAAGACAGACCGACCCTTTCGTTGTTTCCACACTACAACGTGGCAGACTTCAACAAGGCTGTCCGTGCGGTCATGGAACTGGCACATCTTGACAGGAAAGTGCCGATACTCAACCCTCAGACCCGACAGAACGAGATGCGACCGATATACGAAGTTGCCACTTCCCATGCCGCCCGAAGAACTTTCATCGGAAATCTCTACAAGCAAGTGCAAGACCCGAATTTGATTTCCTCAATGTCTGGTCATGCCAATGGCAGCCGAGCTTTCGCCCGATACCGAACAATAGACGATGACATCAAGCGTGGGCTTGTTGACCTTATCGGTTGATGGTTCACGTATTCACACAAAAATCAAAAGAAAGGAATAATATGGATTTATACTCAATGATACAGAATGGAGCACACTTCAAGGTAGAAGTGACCTCCGAGGATCTGGTCACATTTGCCGATCGACTTATAACAAAGTCGCAGGAGATAAAGGCAATGGAACTGGCAAACAATCCCGATGAGGAGAAATGGTTGACCGCAGAGGAAGCAGCCAAGATGTGCCGTGTATGCGCCACCACTTTATGGTCTTGGGCGAAGTCTGGCTATCTTGTCCCTGCCAAGATGGGACGGCAGCGTCTGTTTGCCTTGTCGGACATTCAGAAGATACTCAATGACAGAGCCAAGAAGTAACATTTGTAACACCACAGCACCAGTCAAGACATTCTCTGAGAGCCTTGCTTCTTTTCTTCCCTAAGTTCGCCATAGCTTCACCTTACGGCAAGGCTGTTGGCAAATCTATCTCTTGTAGGTCAGTCGAACCGCCAAGCGTATCTTTGATTATTGGGGATGTTGGGGAGCAAGTATAGGTTTAGTGTTCCACAAAACCACGGCTCACAAGCCGGGAGTGTCCGCACAGGTGCTTCAAACACGATAGGACAATGACATCCCCAACATCAACAGAACAGAAGAAAAGAGGCGGTCGTCCGAAACAGCCGAAAGGAACGCAGCGCACCCACCCAGTTAAGGTGTATTTTGACGATGCCAATTACAGGAAACTGCTCCGCATACAGAGGAGAGACAACACTCCGCTGTCCACCTTGGTATATAATCTTGCTGTAAACGGTTATGTCAAAGAGCCGATTTCAAGGGAACTCACGAAGTACATCCGTGACCTTTCGGGCATGGCAAACAACTTAAACCAACTGGCACACCTCGGACACATTCACGGTGGCTTGGCTGTGGCAGACGAGAACAAACGGCTGGCACAGTCCATCAGTGAGATTATCATCAAAATCAACGAACAGTTATAGTCTATGATAGCAAAGATTAAGCAGGGAAAGGGCTTTGGTGGATTGGTCTCATATGCCAACGACATCAAGAACAAGGACACGAACATCATCGCATCAGAAGGTGTTGACCTTTCTACCAACAAGTCGATTGTCGCCAGTTTCAACATTCAATCCAAGGCTCGCCAGACACTCAAAGCGTATGTCGGGCATATTTCTCTGAGCTTTTCACCAGAGGATTACAAGCGAATGAGTGACGAACTGATAGCGGAAATATCAAGGAAGTATCTCCAGAGAATGGGGATAGTGAACACCCAGTTTGTCATCTTCCGTCACCACGACAAGGCGCACGACCATGTTCACATTGTGTACAACAGGGTGGATAATGACGGCAACGCAATCACTGGTGACAGCAACTTCAAGAAGTCAGCAGCCATCACCAAGGCACTCACAAGGGAATACGGCTTGACATTTGGCAAAGGCAAGAAGAATGTGAACCGTGAGCGACTGAAAGGAAAGGATGCCGCCAAGTACAGAATGTATGACCTCATTACCGCAGCATTGAAAGATTGTCGTACTTGGGATAGCCTTAGACAGATTCTTTCCAAGAAAGGTATAACTATGGACTTTATACACAGAGCGGACGGAAGTGTCAAAGGGATTTCTTTCTCTAATGGCAATGTCACATTCTCTGGCGGCAGGATAGACAGAAGTCTAACCTTGGGAAATATTCAAAAGGTACTGACTGATGAACGGAAAGTTGTCGGTGCTGTAGAGAATATCGGAAACGAAAGTTACACGGAAAACAAGGTGGCAAATGGCATGGATAATGCAAAGTCCTCGTCCTATTTTCCATCGTCTTCTTCCCTAAATTCCGACAATGGGGAAAGCGTGTCTATTGCAGATGATGAAAGTGCTTCAACAGCGAATGACACAGGCGAAACTTCTGCTGGTATGTCTGATGTTGTAGGAGTGGTTACGGAGTTGGTGCTTCAACCGCATGTTGTTCCGTCAGTTGGCGGAGGTGGTGGTTCGTCACGTTCTGACGATGATGACAAGGACAAGAAAAAGTACAAACCAAGACGCAAATGATTATGGCAAACAAGAAACCTGTTCCTTTGAAGGACGAAGCGATAGACACTCTTGATGAATTGCAAGACAAATTGCAGACTTGCATAAATGCACTCAATTCGTTGTCAAGCAAAATCGGCTCGCAACTAACAGACAACATAGATGTGGAAAAGTTCAAGGCTGATGTGGCATCCGCTGCAAAATCGGCTGTGGAAAACTTGTTGGATGACAGACAGAAGCAACGTGAGGAAAAGGATAAAAATGACAAAGAGAAATTTGGAATAACACAAGATGAGTACATGGGGACTCTATCTGAAAGGTATGAAATTGTCCTTTCCAGATGCGAGGGACTTCTAAACATCATAGAAAAAGAACGAGCTTTGGCTTTTTCTTTGAATGACAGGTATAAGAAATCAGATGATTGTATCAAGATTATTGGGACTACATTGGACTCTATCTGTGAAAAATTGGGGGTGCAAGCAAAAGTTGGCGTAACGCAGCCATCAATGCCCAAGACATTAAAGGAAGTTCCGTCATTTCTGCTATGCACAATTCCTTGGTACTGGATAAAGCGCATTTGGTATTCTCGCCATGTTAGACAGTTAGCTCTTATACTCATGCTGTGTTCTTGGGCTTTGTCTATTGGATTGACTCTATTCTTGGCAAGAGACAATGCTAGTTTGCGTAAAGAAAAGTACTTCATGGTTAACATGAATCAGCCGTATCTCGAAAAAAGTTCTTGATACGGCTGATTATTATTGCACTCTTAGTCGTTTATTGAGCTATGATGCCACCAATATGTAACGTGAGAGTAAACAAACTTCTAACAAATATAACGACCTTACTTTTTATATATTTTCCTACGTATTCCATCTTCGCTAATAACAATATTTATGCCATGCTGCAAGGCTGGCAACTTTCTTCCGCTAATATCGTATATTCCCTTAGTTGTATTGTTTAATTTATTGGGGATGCTTACAACATTTTCAATACCAGTTGTATTACTTCCAGTAGAGAACGTGCGTGTTTCTCCATAGAAAGTTCCTTCATCTGTCGAAACGAAAGAGCGAATAGAATATGTGGAGCTATAGTCAAGATTACTCAGTACGGCAGTCATCATAACTCCTTCTGCCTCAATGGTTGTTGCATTTGTTGGAGTGTGGAGAGCTCTGTTTTGTGAAACATTAGAACTATTCGTGTCTTTCCAATATTGAAACCCTTGGCTTCTTATCGCATCTGTGCCTCGAAGAGAATAGCCGTTCACCGTAGCTATATTGCCATTTACAGTGATATTGTCGTAGGTGTGAACTGTCGGCTCAAAATATGAGGTATTGCTTGGGTCTATTCCTATCCAATCACCATAATAATATTTGCCAGAATTTGAATAATAATATGGTCGATACTTCCATAGTTTTTCTGCATTCATATTACGTATGTAACCCTCCATCTTTCCGCCATAGATATAAGCTTGTCCCTTATTTGAATCAAAGTCGTTATTCCAATCCGTTCTGCGCCATTCAAAACCGATGTTCTTTTCATTATCTGCAATATTCGATTCTGCTGCCACTATGACATTTCCAGTAGAAATTACTTTAGGTTGTTGTGAAGCAAGAAGCAATGACTCCGTTTTTATCGTTCTCACAACAAGACTTTTATCATAAGTAGATGTGTAGACGGTATATCCAATATTATATTCTTTGTTTGGTTCAAGTCCTGTCAACAACAGATGTTTTCCTTTTGAATCAGAAGCCCAATTCCATTCTGTTTTTAAAATCGTTGCATCACCAGCTTGTACATTTACCTTACAATCTATAGTAGTTGGTGTACTTGTTCCTGTTAAAGAGAGGACTATAGGCAACGTGCGAAATGATGTTATTGTACTAAAATAAGTTGTTCCATTTATGATAATGTACGATTTAACATCATATGAATAATCAACTCGCAGATTTGTAAGTTCTATGTCGCCTTTGTTGTCAGCTGGGTAAAGTTTGTTATTGACGAATATTCCATATTCTGTAACTTTCTGCGTAGAAATATTAGGACACCTTACTTTAAATTTTAATGTTGTTTGTGTCCTTTTTGTATTATCTAAATCAATATCTAATGATAACGTTTTTACAGAGAATGTAACAATGGAATCTTTTTTAGTGACCTCATCGTAAATATATGCCGTAAGACTCTTTGAATTATCTGGATTCATTCCCTCGATTGTGTAGACTCCTTCTTTGCAAGATAACTCTTGGTCATTGTCTAACACTTTTATAACCTTCCTGTTGGGATACTCTGGATATGGAATTAAAGAAAACGATGTTTTGAAATAGTCTCTATCCTCTTTGATTTCAAATGCTCCAGGAACAAAACGTTTGGTTGGTCCTGCTGTGGTGACGTTGCAATCGGTAGAGGCGTAATAAACCGTTGTATTCTTGTCTCCACTTACAAAGTTGTATGCATAATCTACATAGCCAGAAGCACTATTTTTATTTGTATTTGAGAATTGACCAGTACGATATATGTATATATAGTTTAGATTTTCGCAATTGTTAAATGCGTATGCAGGTTTTGGTCTGTCGTTGTTGCTACTCATTGAGCCTATATGGTCAACATTGCTTGGTATTATTATGGATTCCAAACTTTTACATTTGGTAAATGTATTTGGTGCTATAACAGTTATATTTGAACCAATCGAAACCCCTTTAATGTTGCAACAATCGGCAAAAGCGCCTCCACGAATTTGGGTTACAGGATAATTGTTGTTAGAATACACATTGGGGATAATCACGTATCCGTCATAATCTTTAGGACTAAAATCTGTTACATAATATTCCTTTTCTCCAGGATATATTTTAAAGCCCAAAGAATAATTTGAATTGTATCCATATAAGTTTATTGGTACAACCATCAAACTTATGATAGCGCACAAATACAGTAATATATTCTTCATATTAAAAATGTAAAAAGGCGTGCAACCGTTCCGATGCTTGCCTTTCTATAGGTTACCGCCAAGTGACCTTCACGTACAACAAGCACAGATCAGTCCACGCCTATAAGCGTGAACTTTCCTACTGCTTGTCCTCGTACGTTGAAAATTGGCGGTATTCATAGAAAGAGAACAAGAGCCTAAAAGCTCAATATCCAAAAAGTATAGAACGGAAACGCTTAGTTAATATTATGAGGTTATAACACCTCAATATAATTCTCTTGTAGGAAGGCTATTCTTGGAATCGCGCGACCTTTAGCGTTTCATTCTTGTGTATCTATCTGTTTCTTATTAAATCAATTTTAAGTTCAACATTCTGTTTACTTGCAACTCTAATGAATGAATTTGAATCAGAACATTAAACATTGCCTTGCAAAATTAGCAAAAAGTTCCGTTATTAAAGAAAGAACTTGGATAAATCAACGTAAAACCTACGCAAAAGGAATATTTGTGAACAAAAGTCTGCATTTTGTTCATATTCAGCCTACGGAGTTCAATTTGCATTCTCATTTCGGGAACATTCCAAGTACTCAGAAAAGAATCAATGTTGATAATCAATGCAATAGCTTTGACCTTGTACAATCCTACCAAGATTGCACAATCTAACCGTCATCTTACCACAACGCAATCTTGCCTGCAATACCCAAATCAAGAGTGGCTGTTGCAATACCCAATGCTTGAAACACACGGCTCATGGTTGGTAATGTGATAACACTTGCACCTTTCTCCAACTTTGATATCTGAGCACGCTGCACACCGATACGCTCACCAAGCTGTTCTTGTGTGAGGTTTTGTGCCAATCGAGCCTTGCGTATGGCTTCGCCTACAATATAGGCGTTCACATCTTCTTTGAGCTTGGCTTCCATGGCTTCGCGCTCTGGTGTACCTCTTTTACCCCAAAGTTTATCTTTCATATTGTCTGCTGGTATCAATTTCATCTGTGCCATAATGCTATTTCTTTTTACTGTTAAAATACTCTTTTCTTATCTCTTCCGCTTTGGCAATCTCTTTTAATGGTGTTTTCTGAGTTTTCTTGATAATACCATGTGTGGCAATAACCAAAGTTTCTTCCTCAGTGTCCCAAAAGGAGAAAAGCCTGTAGCATATACCGTTGTAGAGAGTGCGGAACTCCCATATCTCGGTATTCTCCAGTTTCTTGAAGATGTCAACTTTCATCACTCCTTCCTCAACCTTGAAGATGTTGTAGTATATCTTCTGCTGAGCTTTGAATGGCTGCGTATCCAAAAAGGCTTGTGCTTCTTCTGTCAACACCACTTTTAGTTTATTGATGCCCATTTTGTTTTGAATTATGGTACAAAGATAATGATTTGTTTCCAAACAGCGATACAAAATTCAGTTTTTAATCTCTATCAGCCCCACTTTTAACACTCTCACTACTTGTTAGTATCAGATATGTAACTTGCTCACTCTTTTATTTCCCTAAATTTGATATTTCAAAAATAGGGAAGAGGAAAATGTGTATGTGGAAAGTTACGGAGAAAGTGAATACTATCCGTAACATCTTATATTGTTATCAAACTTTACCCACCTTCTTACAAGTCACCCTGCGCTAATAAATATGTTAATCAAATCTTAATTCTATGTTAACAAATCTTTACTGCTAAATCCCTTTTTTAAGCCATTTCAATGCCGTTGAACACACCCTCTTTTAGCACATTCAAACTCCCCATTAAAATATGTTTTTTGGAACATTTTGGGAACATCATACTTGTCATTACATCTATCATATACTGATAATCAAGCACTTAAACACAATCTTGTGTTATTCGGAGGAAATAGCCAAATACGTGCCTATTGTGGTCAAGCTCTGTTATGCCATTGCAGGTGTTGTTGCCGTAGTGGGTGCCATCAGCGTTTACATCGCTATGAACAATGAGGAGCAGGATGTCAAGAATATCTTAGTCCTACGAAATGCGTTTGAAAAGACAAGAAAGCAAATGAAAGTAAACACACTAAGTATCAATGTATTAAGCGATAATTTGAACTTTCCGATGTTTGCGGAACTCACTCTTAAAAAGACATAAAAGACTGTTTCTTGTTTCCGTTTTGTTTCTCGTTTCTCGGTTTATTTTCTTATCTTTACATCAGTTTTCCGAAGTAAGGGAAGAGAAAGAAAAGCAAATGTCAGCATTGGAAACCATATCTGACATGAACTTTCAACAAGAGGGAGAAAGACCCTCCTGGCAGCAGAATACAAAAACAAAATAACACTTTATACATCATGGCAAGACCAAAGAAACATGTAAAGCTGAAAGAACCGATTAAAATTCGGTTGAAGTCGCTCGCAGATGGCAACAAGAGCATCTATCTTGACATCTACTATAAGGGAGTGAGAAAGTATGAATACCTCAAACTCTATCTCGTCCCCGAAATCAATCCCGTCTGTAAGGAACAGAACAAGCAGACTATGGCGATTGCAGAACGCATCAAGGCAGAGCGCATCAAAGCCCTGCATGGTCATGGCATACAGGACTGGGAAACCGTCAAGCAAGGTTCAATGCTTCTCACTACTTGGATAAAGAAGTATTGTGAAGGTGGTGTCGGCATCAAGAAGTCAACACTCCATTGCCGTGTGGAAATGCTGCACACCGTGGAGAAGTATCTTGACGAGACAAACAAAGGCTTCATTGCCCTTGAAGAGGTCAATGCGGAGTTCTGCCGTGGTTATGTAAAATTCTTGCGTAACTTCCCAAATTCCCATATCAAGTATGGCGAGCCAAGACCTATCAGTGAGAATACAGCAAGCCGATACCTCGGAATGTTCTCCACTGCTCTCAATAACGCTGTGCGCCAAGGCATTATCCGAAACAATCCGATGAAGGAACTTGATGCACGTGAGCGCATCCAACCCAAGGAAGGCAAGAAAGAATACCTTACTATAGAGGAACTTCGCACCCTCATAGCTACGGATAGTTACCGCCCAGAGGTCAAGGAGGCTTTCATCTTCGCTTGTTTTACAGGATTGCGATTAAGCGACATGTACCGTCTTGCGCCGATGCACATCTTCAAGACCGCTGACGGAAAAGGCGAATACATAGACATGGAAATGCAAAAGACGGAGAAGCCTGTTATAATACCTCTCTCGGAAGAGGCTAAGCGTTGGTTGCCGAAACCAAGAGGAAATAATATTCCTTTCTTTGACATTCCGACCACACAGACCGTTATAGGCAGGGCTCTCCGCAAATGGGCGGAAGCGGCAGGGATTGAGAAGCATATCTCATTCCATTGCTCACGGCACACATTCGGAACGATGATGCTCACGCTCGGTGCAGACCTTTTTACCACAAGCAAGCTGATGGGACATTCCAACATTCAGACCACGGAAATCTATGCTAAAATCGTGGACAAGAAGAAGGAGGAAGCCATCAACCTCATTGACGGTATGTTCACATAAATCATTGACAACGAAAACATATAGAGACATGACAATAACTATCAGACAAAAGGCACTTGCCAACGACAACATAAGCTTGTATCTTGACATCTACGATGGTGGCAAGCGCAAGTTTGAATTTCTTTCCCTCTATTTGTTGCCAGAGGTTGATGCAGAGATCAAAGCAAGGAACGAAGAAACATTGCAACGTGCTCACCAGATAAGGGCAGAGCGTATTCTTCATCCAGAGACCATTCCAGAGGTAGGTCATTTGATGATTGTGAAGGAAATCCCCAATGACGAGTCTCCCGAAGTCTTAGATTGGATCCAGACTTACATCGACTGGATGAGCGACAACACAGACTATTCCAAGGCTATTGTTGACCAATCAAAGTATCTGAAATACCTAATGAGCGAGTTCCTTGCCAACAAGCGCAGACCTCACATCACTCTGAGGAAGTTCGACAAGGAATGGTTAAAGGCTTTCTTCCTTTGGTTGAAGAACGACTATGTACCCCAAAAGTATGTACGAGTTGAAACCAAACCTTTGTGTGAAGGTTCCCTTCACAATGTTCAACAGCGCATAGTGACGGTGTTCAACAAGGCTGTCAAGTTCGGCAAGTTGAAGGCTAACCCTTTCTACCAGTTGGAGAAGTCAGACATCTTTCCCAAGCCAAAGACATCACATAAGCAGTATCTCACTCCAGATGAACTGAAAAGGTTCATGGCTTCAGATGAGAGAAGTCCTGGAGTTGCAGAGACACAGAGAGCTTTTGGTTTTGCCTGTCTGACAGGACTTCGTATCAGCGACATCAAGGCTCTGCGGTGGAGTGATATCAAGAGGAACGAGGAAACAAACACGCTTGTAATCATCCAAAAGAAAACCAAGGCTCTCAATGCCGTACCAATCGGCAATACCGCCTTGTCATGGATGCCACCCAAAGGCAATGATGATTTTGTGTTTCACCTTCCTGCCAAGGCTAATGTGGATGCAGCCCTTAAAAGGATAGCTAAAAAGGTGGGCATTGAGAAGAATATCTCTTTTCACTGTGCCCGACATACATTCGGAATTTTGGTGCAGACGGTTACTGGTAACATTGAGACTACCAAGAAGCTGATGGGACACAAGTCACTCAAATCCACCTCCATCTATGCAGATGTGCTGACGCATGAAAAGGTCAAGGCTGTTGACAACACGAAGAAAGCCTTTCGAGGTCGCAAACAACGTGAGGAGAACAAGCAGATACCGAGGACAAAGCGGACAGCAGCCACCAACACCCATCCACGCAGAATAACTTTTATACAAGATAACAAGTAAACAGAACTTTTCAGGATAACAACCAGTTAAATTCACTTTTGTAGTTCCCTTTTTTCGGGCAGGGATTTCTCTCTGCCTTGGGGGACTACACTTTCAAAGCAAGCAGTACAACGAATCACAAACAATTAAATTACAGGATAATGAACAAAACTATCGACACCGAGACTCTTCTTTTGAAGGTAGAGTCACATGAGCACCGCATTGGGATAATGGAGAACCTACTCCGTGATGCCAAGCAAGTATTGACACTGGAGGAAGCTGCCTTATTCATGGGTATATCAAAGAGCAGTCTCTACAAGATGACACACAAGCATGAACTTCCGTTCTTCCGTCCCAACGGCAAGATTATATACTTTGAAAAGTCCGAACTTTTGAACTGGATGCGCCAGAACCGCAGTATGTCCGAAGCTGAGACCAAGGCTGCAGCGACCAAGCACATGAGTGAACTTTGTAAATAGACATGGCGATGATGAAGGACGATATTTCCCATGAGGAGTACAGAAGCAAGTTGGCAAATGTCGCTGACCTTGCCGTGAGCTACATCAATACTGGCAACGGCTACTTTCGGATGCGTGATGCTTACAATCAGCTTGCCGAGCAATGCGGAGCCAACAAGGGCATCAATGATGAAGCAACTGTCGGCAGAAGAAAACTTCTTGCCCAGTCTGTTTGCATTGAGTGCATTTCACGATTAAGCAGCCATTCTAATGACAGGTTGCAAGGCGAACTCTATGTTATAGCAGAGGACATTTCCCCAAGGCGAGGACGGCACAGATGATTTTCTCTTTACTGAGAAAAACAGTCTTGCCATTTATGGTTATAATATTCAAAATTCACAGAAGATGGATAAACAAAAGATACATTACTGCTTCACGCTGTCCGATGTACAGATGGAGTATCTTCGCTGCAAGAAGTACAAGATTGACCGCATGGAATGCTTCATGTCTCTTGCCTCTCTTGCCGAACGTGAAACAACACTTGTACCTATCAGCAAGAACCAACAAGTGGAAATCTTGTGTGGGCAATGTATGGTTGACAATACCCAACTTGCCAAACTCTGGGATAAAGACCGCAAGACCGTACCCAAACTGTTACAGGCTATGGAGGCTGTGGGCATTTCCTCTTCACAAAAAGTTGGAGACAACCGCATCATTACCCTGCATTCCCTCTCTGGTTGGTATGTGGACGGAAGATTTGTCAAGAACGGCTTTTCATTGAAGCGCAATACGGATGGCTCAGCAATCATCCACACGGAAGTTCCACAAGCAAGAGTAATTGTTACGACAACGGAGGATGATACAAAGTCGGACAAGGAAGATGGGCATTTTTCCAATGGAATATCCGATACAGACAACAAGGGCAATTCTTCTACGGCAGATTTTTCTTCTTCCCTAAATTCGGCTTCATCTAATGATAATGGAAGCGTGGGTAAGATCGGAACTAATGGCAATCTTTCCGATGCTATTACTGGTGGAATTTCTCCACAGCAAAACTACTCCAGACAGTCTGTTGGCAATCCTTCTTCCCTGCAAGAAGCAGATGCCAAACAGAATGAGGGAGAGCACAACACATATCCACAGCATCAGTTTGGAGGTCAAACACAACAGTCGAACGGTTCTAATGCCAATGGCTACAAACCTAACGAATACCATAACGTCAATCAATAGGCATACAGAGGCTAATAAGCCACTATACATAAAAATCATCCCAAAGGACGATTAACCGCCATAGGCTACCGCCCAACTGTTATACGTTTAAGCAGCCTTGGGGACGGAGGCTGTTAAAAGTGCCGTCATTTTATAGGTACTTTTCGAGAAATCCTTTTGTAATACAGAAGCCGTGTCCGTCTTTCTGTATTCCTAAAAGTTTCTCGGACTACTCGCAGGCTCGCAGTCGTGACCACCTTTGTAAGATGCTTGTAATCATCCCATTTTAATTTGAGACAAGAACAAATGAGAAAGAAGAACATCATAAGAAAACCGCCTACGGAAGTCCATACCTACCGATGCACGGAAGAGGAATTGAAACGTCTCCAGACACATGCCAAGGAGTGTGGGTTAAGCCTGAGCCGCTATGTCGTTGAGACTGGCTTAAAGCACCGTCCACGCATGAGGCTCACCAAGGAAGAGGTGGACGCTCTCAACTCTCTCGCCATCGCAAGGACGGATTTGATAAAAATCAGCAACGTGCTATCCAAGAAAACGGCTGAGGAAAAGGCTCGGTTCTTCAAGAATGAGAAGTTCATGCG